TTCATGAACTATCAGGTCACTGAGGTTATGGAGGAGTTTGATCCTGACACGGATCAGATGCTGTTCTATCTGCCGCTATCTGGATCTACGTTCAAGAAGGTATACTTTGACCCTACCAAGAACCGTGCGGTGTCGGCGTTTGTGCCGTCAGAAGACTTGGTGGTGCCGTATTCGGCTACCGATCTGAACACAGCTCCACGGGTGACGCATGTTTTGCGGATGGACGCCAATCAGGTCCGCAAGATGCAGGTTGCTGGTATCTATCGCGATGTGGAGGTGTCCACAAGTGATGAGAGTGACGATCCAGTTCGTGAGAAGGTGGATCAGATTGAGGGCGTCAGCAAAGGATATTCAGACGATGTGCATACCATTTTGGAGATGCACGTTGAGATGGACCTTGAAGGCTTTGAAGACATGGGTCCGTCAGGAGAGCCAACGGGGATCAAGCTACCGTACATCGTAACGCTTGATCATGGATCTGGGGAGATCTTGTCCGTAACGCGCAACTACGATCAACAAGATCCGTTGAAGCGTAAGCGGCAATATTTTGTGCATTACAAGTTCCTGCCTGGTCTGGGTTTCTATGGCTTCGGCCTGATTCACATGATCGGCGGACTTGGCCGCGCAGCTACGAGCATACTTCGTCAGTTGATCGACTCTGGTACGCTGGCGAACTTGCCGTCTGGTTTTAAGGCACGAGGCATACGCATCCGTAACGATGACGAGCCTTTGTCGCCTGGTGAGTTCAGGGACATTGATGCACCTGGTGGTGACATCCGTAACTCGATCATCCCGCTTCCGTTCAAAGAGCCGTCTGGCACGCTAGCGCAGTTGCTGGCATCTTTGATCGAAGGTGGGCGCCGCTTTGTATCTATCGCCGATCAACAACTTAGCGATGGTGCAACAAGCGGTGACATGCCTGTGGGCACAACTGTAGCGTTGCTTGAGCGTGGTATGAAGGTCATGTCGGCCATCCACAAACGCTTGCACTACGCGCAGAAAACAGAGTTCCGGCTCCTCGCTAGAATCTTCGCGGAAAATCTCCCTTCAAGTTATCCGTATGAGGTAGCCGGAGCACCCTCAGAGATAAAGTCACAGGACTTTGATGGGCGCGTAGATGTCATCCCAGTGTCGGACCCGAACATCTTTTCGATGGCACAGCGCGTTACGTTGGCGCAAACACAGCTACAGTTGGCGCAATCCAATCCGCAGATTCATAATTTGCATGAGGCATACAAGCGTATGTATCAGGCTCTTGAGGTGCAGAACATTGATGAGATTCTGCCTGCCAAGAAAGAGCCGCAACCCACGAGTCCCAGCATTGAGAATGCAAAGGGGATGCAGGGCGAACTACTGACGGCGTTCCAGCAACAGGATCATGATGCACATATCATGACTCATATTGCGTTCATGAAACTGCCGTTGGTCTCCACTTCTCCTAATATTTATGCTATATTCATGGGGCATCTTCAGGATCATATATCCATGAAGGCACGTTTGACTGTGATGGCTCAAGTCCAAGAACAGCAAGCGCAGGCGCAGCAAATGGCATTGGCCGCTCAGATGGGTGCAGTAGACCCGATGATGGCGCAACAACAAATGCAAGCAGCATCTGCGATGACTGAAGAGATGGTTGAAGCCGAGGTCGCAAGACTAGAAGCACAGTTTACTCAGGAAATCATTCAGATGCTTGCACCGCCAGAAGGTGGGCAAGATCCGCTTGTTGCAATCCGGCAGCAAGAACTTGCTATCAAGGCTGCTGAGTCTCAGCGCAGAGCGCAACAAGACGCGGCAGAACTTGATTTGGAACGCCAGAAGCTCCAGCAGAGAGCCACCACTGACGCAGCGCGAATCGAACTCCAAGAGGAGATCGCGGAAGACAGGGCAGATGTGAATAGGGAACGCATCCAGACCCAGCGTGAGTTGGCGATGCGTAGAGGGTAATTGGATCCAGTAAGTGCTATGGCTACCGCTACGGCGGCATTTGGAGCCATCAAAAAAGGGTTTGCGATAGGACGGGACATCGAGTCGATGGTATCCGACCTTTCGCGTTGGATGGGTGCGATATCTGACCTAGACCAAGCCGAAAAAGAAGCCAAGAATCCCCCCATATTTAAGAAGCTGTTCGCAGGTAAGACTGTCGAACAAGAAGCTATGGAAGCCTTTGCGGCAAAACGAAAGGCCGCAGCACAGCGTGACGAACTTAAACAGTGGATCGGCCTGACACTGGGCAAGTCCGCTTGGGATGATTTGGTTCGCATGGAGGGCCAAATTCGCAAAAGGCGCCAAGAGGCGATCTATGCACAGCGTGAAAAGCGCCGGAAGTTCGTAGAGATCATGGCATGGATTATCCTGATCAGCGTTGGCATCGCCGTGTTGACTGCATTTGTCTTACTTCTCAAAGCTCACACAGCACAAGCGGCGGAACAAATGACAGTCTGTCGTAAGGTCAAGTGTGAAAAGCTAGAAGATAAACAGATGGTCTGTGTTTTCAAAGGTCAAAACAACACCATTGAATCTATGTTTTTTAAGCATGGAGAGTTCATCCCTAACGAGTATCTTTGCAAATACGATCCAAACGCTCGTAGAGACCGGACAATACAAGAGACTCTCAAGGAGATACGGGAGAGTCAGAAGTGAGCAAGAAGTTTCAAGAGGACACAACCTATGCTCAATACGATTTGGACGGCGATGGTGAAATTACGGATGCAGAACTCGCTCACGCCAAAGAGATACGTCAAGCCGAGCACGAGATGCGTAAACTACGCGCACAGCGCCGGATGGCGACGGCCTCCTTGGCAGCAATGGGTGCTTTTACAGTCTCAATGTTCTTCGTGCCAATTGAACGGGTGTCAGCGTTGGCGGACATAAGTAATTTGTTTTATCTTAGTGGGGCAGGCATTGTAGGTGCATATATGGGCACTACGGCTTGGATGAGCCGCAAATGATCGACGCCTTCTTGCTCTTGGTCTACTTGGGCACGGGTGACTTACGCAAGCTGGAGAGTGGCAACATGTATTTCTATTCGATCACGGAGTGTAACCACTTTGCCAAAGAGGTGTCCAAAAGGTACGGAAACTACGGGTTTGTGGACTACATGGATCCCAAAGATCGAGTCACGGCATACTGTGTTCCTAGACAAGTGAACCCAGATCAAGTAAAGGTGTATTGATGTTACAAGCACTTATCGGACCTGTCTCTGGCCTTATTGGGTCATGGATGGACTCAAAAACAGAAGAGCAACGCGGCAAGTCAGCAGTCGCCAAGGCAAAGGCTGAAGCCGAAGCCAAGGTCATGGTATCTGCCGCTACGTCAACGGCTGATTGGGAAAAGCTGATGGCGAAGGGCAGTCAGTCGTCTTGGAAAGACGAGTGGCTAACAATTCTGTTCTCGATTCCGTTGATACTGGCTTTTGCTGGGGAGTGGGGCAGAACCATTGTTGCAGAGGGTTTTGCAGCTTTGGAGGTGATGCCGGACTGGTATCAATACACACTGGGTGTCATTGTAGCGGCCAGCTTTGGCGTTAGATCAGCAACGAAGTTCTTTGGAAAGAAGTAGGAGGGCGCCATGCCACTGACAGAAAAGCAGATGAAGATTGCCCGTGTGGCAGAGCCTCGTGACAAGATTACCGGCGATGACTTCGCAGAACTTCGTAAGAACAGCAAGGCTGGCGGAGGCATCATGAGTTTTGCCACTGGCGGCGAAGTTGATGATCGCATTGTAGAACTTGAGGAGCTGCTTGAAAGCCCTGACGAAGATGTTCGCGATCTTGTTCGTTCTGATCTGTACAAAGAGCGTGATGATGTGAAGATGTTTAGTAAAGGCATGAGCGTGAACGCGCCGACCATGAGTCGTGGTTGCGGAGCCGTGCTGAAGGGCAAGAAGTTCAGCGGCACATATTAATTGTCCGATGGATGTTGCAGACTTCGCAAAATATGTTTATAGGTTGTTGGAACAGCGAGAGGAGCAAATCGCTGACATTTTAACATCTGGTGGTGTTCAGAACTTTGATCAGTACCAGCGGTTGGTGGGAGAAGTACAGGGACTTGTCTACGCCAAGGAAGAAATCAAAACCCTGCTGGAGAGAAACGTAGACGATGGCGAAGACATTATACGTTCCTGATCATATGGCTAAATCAAAGGAGCCAGTATCCTCTGAGAGTGCCTATGTCGAATCAGACAAAAGAGTATTAGACCCAAACCTTCTTGATAAATCATTGAAAGAACGCTTGCCACAACCTACTGGTTGGCGGCTTCTTGTTATGCCGTATCAAGGCAAAGGTAAAACAGAGGGTGGCATTCTAATACCTGACCAGGCACGAGAGCGCGAGGCACTGGCTACCGTGGTGGCCTACGTCCTCAAGCTAGGTCCACTCGCTTATCAAGATCCCAATAAATTTGGTGATAATCCAGATCCTTGGTGTGAAGAGGGTCAGTGGGTTTGTATTGGTCGCTATGCTGGATCCAGATTCAAGATCGACGGAGGCGAGGTTCGTATCATTAACGATGACGAAGTGATCGCCACCATACTTGAACCAGACGATGTGAAGCATGTCTAAGGAGGCGATCATGGCAGAACCCGAAGTGCAAGTTGCTGAAGAAGAGGTTGAGGTCACCGTTGAGACAGGACAAGGTGATACTCCAGTTCAAGAATCCTTAGACTTAAAAGATTCAGAACAGCCGGAAGTTTCTGTAGAGGAAACATCTGATGCTGACGAACTTGATAGTTACAGCAAGGGTGTACAGAAGCGCATCAAGAAGCTGACTGAGAAGTATCGTTATGCCGAGCGCGACAAGGAAGAAGCTGCTCGACTTGCTGATGTCTTGAAGAAAGAGAATGAGCAACTCAAGACTAAGCTCAGTAATCTTGATCAAGGTTATCTTAGTGAGTACGGCACTAGGATTGACTCACAGCTTGCGACAGCTAAACAGGCATATAAAGAAGCGCATGATCGAGGTGACGTTGACGCGATGTTTGACGCGCAACAAGCACTCTCCAAGATCTCCATTGAACAGGAGCGATTCCGTCTCGCTAAACAGCGACAGGAACAGGAAGTTCCCGCACAGGCGCCGGTGCAGGCACAAGCAGAGACCGCATCGCCAGTCACAAAGCCAGACCCCAAAGCTGAGAAGTGGGCGGAAAAGAACGAGTGGTTTGGCGAAGATGAGATCATGACACAAGCCGCGTTTGTGATTCACAACAATCTTGTGAACGACGAGGGGTTTGACCCTACCGGCGAAGAATACTATGATGAATTGGACTCTCGTCTAAAGGCTCGTTTCCCAAATGAGCTTGGGAGTTCTCAAAACGGGGGAAGTACAAGGGTCGCCTCGGCTTCTACTTCCGCATCCCGCAGCAACAAGCAGGGGCGCAGGACTGTCAAGTTGTCACCATCACAAGTAGCTATGGCTAAGAAACTTGGTGTTCCTCTTGAAGAATACGCTAAGTATGTAAAGGACTAAGCTATGAGTGACACAAGACAACCACGGTCAGCACAGACACGCGAGAAAACAACGCGCAGAAAGCCTTGGGCACCACCCAATCGTTTAGAGGCACCTGATGCACCTGATGGTTACAGGCATCGTTGGATCAGGACAGCACTCAGAGGTGAAGACGACAAGATGAACGTCCACGCGAAACTTCGTGAGGGATGGGAACCAGTCAGAGCCGACGAGTATTCTGGACAGGACTATGCTGTGATCACTGATGGTGATCATGCGGGTATCATCGGAAACGGTGGGTTGATGCTATCAAGGATCCCTGAGGAGACAGCGCAGGAAAGAACCGAATATTACCGTGATCGGACACGCGAACAAATGACTGCTGTGGATCAGGACTTAATGAAGGAGCAACATCCTTCGATGCCTATCACTAATGAGAGGCAAAGTCGTGTAAGTTTTGGAGGCCGCAAAAGCGACTCCAAGTAACCATAGTATGAGAAGGAGTATATTCTCATGGCGAACATCAATGGAGCCTTCGGCTTAAAGCCGTATGGGATGCTGGGGTCAGCACCCAACTCTGTTGGTACGACTGAATATCGCATCGCGTCTGATAACTCCAATGCACTATACCAAGGACAACCGGTTATTCCGATTGCCGCTGGTGTGATTGACGATCTGCAAGCTGCCGCTGGCGGCTCAGTGTCAATTGTTGGTGTGTTCAACGGATGTGAATATGTCAGTTCTACCACCGGAGAAAAAGTTTTCTCGAACTACTGGCCTGGTTCTGGCGCGGATTCTAACTTCCCCGTCAAAGCCTTTTTGTATGACGATCCTTCAATGCTGTTTACAATTGCAACGTCTAATGTGCAGTCCGGCAACGATACCGAAGCCGAACTTCGCACGGCAGTGTTTTCTAACATTCAGCTTGCGAATGGTAACAGCGGTTCTACCGTCACAGGTAAATCCTCTGCTACTGCGGATCTGAATACCGTCGCTACCACCAACTCACATGCTCTGCGTATCATGGGAATTCTTGATGATCCTGAAAACGCAGACTTTTCGGCTGCTGGTATCCCACTAATCGTTCGTATAAACAACCACTTCAATGCTCCTACGGGTAGCATTGCACAGGGCACTGTTTCTACGACGGGCGTATAAGGAGGCTCAGTTATGGCTATTTCTCGCGCACAACTGGCGAAAGAGCTGGAGCCTGGCCTAAATGCTCTGTTTGGAATGGAGTATGACAGGTATGAAAACCAGCACGCCGAAATCTTCACCACCGAGTCCTCAGATCGAGCATTTGAGGAAGAAGTGATGTTATCAGGCTTTGGAGCCGCTCCTACTAAAGAGGAAGGTTCCGCCATCAGTTTTGATGATGCCAACGAAGCATTCACCGCTCGGTACAATCACGAAACCATTGCTCTGGCATTTTCGATCACAGAAGAAGCCGTAGAAGACAATCTCTATGATCGTCTGTCTTCGCGTTACACTCGTGCTCTTGCTCGTTCAATGGCTCACACCAAGCAGGTCAAAGCTGCCTCAATTCTTAACAACGGCTTCTCCGCTGGCGCATTTGCCGGTGGCGATGGCAAGGCGTTGATGGCAACTGATCACCCGCTTACAAACGGTGGCACGTTTGCAAACGAGCCTAGCACTGCCGCTGATCTAAACGAGACCTCTCTTGAGGACGCTCTGATCAGCATCGCTGGCTTTGTTGATGAGCGTGGTCTGAAGGTTGCTCTTCGTGGAATGAAGCTCGTGGTGCCGCGTCAGCTACAGTTTGTAGCCGAGCGTCTCATGGTTTCAAACCTCCGCGTTGGCACCGCAGACAATGATGTAAACGCCATCCGCTCAATGGGTATGTTGCCTGACGGGTACACCGTCAATGACTTCCTGACGGACACGGATGCGTTCTTCATCATGACCGATGCTCCTCGTGGATTCCTTCACTTTGAGCGTGTGCCTCTGTCTACACAGATGGAAGCAGACTTCGACACTGGTAACATGCGCTTTAAGGCTCGTGAGAGGTACAGCTTTGGCTTCTCCGATCCGCGTTGCGTATTTGGTTCACCAGGCGCATAACCCTAGTCCTCCAAGCTGGGTTGAAGGGCGGCTTTTCAGCCGCCCTTTTTTCTGTTAGCTTGATTATACCTTACGATATGTAGTTCCTCCCTAAACTCGGAGTCGCGCAATTTGCGACTCCATCTTTTTTCGTGTATGCTTGTGACATCCCTGACAGATCCAAGGTGGATCTGACACTAGCCACGACAGGAGATCTACATGGCTACCACTACCTTTTCAGGTCCAGTCCGTTCCAAAAGCGGATTCAAAGTAATTAATGAAAGCACCACCACAGGCGCGATCACTGAAACTGGTTTTTCTGTGAACGCCACTGGTCAGCTTATCTCTATGGGAACTCGCAAAATTCAATCTTTTGCTGGTTCTTTGGCGGCTACTGACGCAGCGTCAACCGCTTATGCAGACGGTGATTGTCTCGTTGAGTTGGGCACTTTGAATGTTGATGCGCCGGATGATCTGGTCACCCCCAGCAAAATCTTCATCCATCGAGCGTTGATTGGTATTACAACTGCTGCCGGTCAAACTCTGGCAGGAAACCTTGCTCTCAGTTCCACAAGTGGCACAGCCACTAACGCGGCTGTAAGCGGCACAGAGATTGTTGGCGCCGGTGTGACATCGTTCAACGAACAGCTAAGTGCTACGCAGTCAATCACTGAGATTGATATCAATTTCAATAATACTGCTGGCAACTATCACATCTTCGTTCCGAATGTGACCGCCGCTGTTGCAAATGTTCACTTGTACGCGCGAGCTACCACAACTGTTAACGCTGATATCACCGCCGGACGGTTTACCGTTGAACTAGAATACTCCGTTTACTAGGAGGATGTCATGGCTGGTGCTATTGTTG